TAAGACACCCTCAGCTGTTTGGAAGAGAAAGAAACAAGCTATTAAGACACTAAGAGAGTATTATGTCAGATAAGATTCACAGAAGAAAATCAGTCAACTACAAGAAAGCCCTTACAGGTGCCATCCACAATGGAGACTTTGAAGGCATAATTAAGAACATCATGCTGTTAGCTGTCAAACACAATGACGAAGTTAATTGGAAGATGGGACCTCGCACCTTTATGGAACTGTGTACAGTCCTCCTTAAGTTTCGTCAAGAGTTTGGCAACTCAGATGAGATGGAGCAGATCTTACAGGTGTTAGAGGGTGGACAATCAGACAAAGACATTTAAGCCATTCGATTGGAGCAAGGTACCAAACATGACAGAAGATGGAAGATTGATTATTGACCATGTGGAGATCTTTGAGAAAGTAATTCGTAAGATCAGCAAAGAGACAGGTCACAGTGCAGCAGAGATCATGGATGCTATCAACAATGATCCTGACTACATTGTGGTCCCAGAAGTATTTGACGAAGTATACAAGAGGCTACATTGAACGTTCCATTACCCTACATAGAGTGCTACGTAAAGAGGTCCTTCTTGATGGGACCTTCCAATTTTATCTTATCCAAAGATGAGATGATTCCTGCAGTCTTATTAAACTTCAAGGCCGTTATGGGACAAGCACCTCTCTTCGAAGTATACCTCCCAGAATACCAAGCATGCTATGACAAAGTGATGCAACATGGTATCTTCAACAAACATATCATAGGTAGCCAAACCATTGATATAGAAGATGTTGCGTATTGGGATTGTCTGAGCGACGAAGCAGAGTTATATATCAAGCCTTTACGTATGCATATAACACAAAAAGGGCAAAACGGTCACACGTTCGCAGGAGACTATCTATTTACGATAGATTGGAAACGCACAACTACGCCATGTTCTCAGTGGAATGTGTGGAATGAACACAAACAAAAGAACTTCTTCTTTGACGAAAGCACAGGTGTCTTGGTATGTGGACCAAACAACAGGCAGTTGTACTATGACAAGTCCTTAGCACATCAGCCTCCAAAGAAGCCATTCTTTAAAGTGTTTGAAGGATGTCCATCACATGAGTCATTCAGTGCATTAGGCAAGACAACCAAGTGGAATTATGAAGACTGATAATCCAATAATGCAAAGATTCAGAGAAGATCCTAGGGACTTTTTTAAGTTCCTACAGGTCTTTGATAAGAGTCAAGGCAAAGTTGTTCCATTCGTACTGAATGACGAACAAGAGATCCTGTTAGATGCACTTCTTGAACATAACAAAGTTGTAGTTTGTAAGGCAAGGCAGATTGGATGTTCTACTCTCATTCGTGCATACTTCTTGTGGAAACAGTTTGTGTCATTGGAGCCTGACACATCTGTGATCTTGTCCTATACAAGAGATAGTGCAGATCACCTCCACAGTATTGACAAGGGCTTTTATCTTGGACTACCAAAGCCCTTACAACGTAAGTTGTCTAAGTCTTCTTCTAGGACTCTTACGTTCAAAGATACAGGAGCGACACTTAGGTCTTTTACTGCAGGAGGTAAAGCAGGATCCACAAGATCATTCACCTTCTCTTCTGCACATATCTCAGAGTTTGCATTCTTTGATGACCAAGATGACTTGCTTGCCAATGTGGTTGCATCTGTAGGTGAAGGACAGATCATCATAGAAACAACGCCAAACGGGCCAGGTGACAAGTATCACGAGTTGATTCTTGGAAGTCCTGCAAACGATTGGCATGTGTGTTTCTTCCCTTGGTACAAACACAAGAAGTATCAGGCCAAGTCACAATTTCATCATCCAAATGTCCCTGACATGTCAAGAGACGAACAAGAGTTTATGATGAAGTGGGGACTTAGCAAAGCTCAAATGTATTGGCGTAGAAAACAAATCACTACAATGGGGATAGAAAAGTTTAAGAGAGAGTATCCAAGTACACTTGACGAAGCGTTTATGTCTTCACAAACTTTGTTTTATCCAACAGATGTCCTAGATAGATGTGGCATCATAGAGATGAAAGGTAAAGAGTGGGAAGATCCTGATTGGATCCAAGGTGATCGATTCTACATGGGTGTGGATGTTGCATTGGGAACAGGTAAAGACTTCTCATCCATTGTAATCATCTCAGGCACAAGTCTTTTACCTGTCTACATTTATCGTGATAATACTATTCTTCCTGAAAACTTGGCAGAAAAAGTGTTCAATTTGTATCACGAATACGAAGAACCTCTTACTATTGTAGAAGCAGATGGTCCTGGCCATACTGTTTTATACAGACTGAAAGAGTGGCGTGTACGAAAGCTATACAAGTCTGACAAAGGCAAGGATTGGTTTACTCGTGGGGAAAATAAATTGAAGATCTTTGACCATGTAAGAAGTCTTTTGCAAAATGAATACTTCGAAGAATTACCCAAACCATTGTGGAGTGAAATGAGAAATTGTGGCATCTCAGAGAAAGGAATCCCCGGACATCAGAAAGGTGGCCACGATGATACGCTTATGGCCTTCTGTCTTGCACAATGGTATGCATACTTAGAACCAACTCCTACATTCTCCCAAACTCGTAGGACAATGTTAGAAAAGTTCAAAGCTAAGGCAAGAGCAAGAAAAATAAAGGCAATGGGCCCAATCCCTTACAAACGAAAGGAGTGGTAAGATGGCGAAGATGACACCACAAATACTGAAGATGACTGTTGATGTCCATGAAAAGTATTGGAAGGAACAACGCAAATACCTCTATAACTACAAACAAGCATACGAAACAGACTTCTGGGAAGATAGTGAAACCTATGGACTTGGTGACTATGGCATCACAATCCAAACAGCTGATGCCTATGGATACATTGAATCTTATATAGCCTCTTTATTCTCTCGCAATCCAGGTGTTATCTTCAAGGATGGATTACGTAATAGAGGCAACAAGGACATAGCTGAACACCTTGCCAATGACTTCCTGATCAGACAAAGAAGTGTGATTGAAGATGCATCACGTATGGCACTTATCTATCCAATGGCTTTTGCCAAGTTGATGCCAAGACAATCAGATGACATCTACAGAAGAGTGGACATGTTTGCCATACCTCCATGGGAGATTGTGATTGATAGACAAGCAAGACGATGGCAAGATTGTAGATACGTAGGACATAAGTACTATCTTCCTCTTCCGGAAGCAAAAGAGTTGTTTGGCAACAAGCAGTTTGAACCACAACGCAAAGAAGAATACTTTGACAGAGAATACAAGAACGAAGAAGATCCCAATGTAGATGCTGAGATGTTTCAGTTTATTGAGATTGTAGAGATGTACGACTTAGTCAATGGCATGATGCATTTTTGGTCACCAAATTGGCAGATGGGTGACAAGTACTTAGAATCGACTGTGATCCCTTTTGAGAACGCAAGTAGAGAACCCGTGATTCCAATCGTACCACTATACTTTAATCGTATTCCTGATAATCCTCTCGATGGATACAGCGCTATGAAAAGAATATATGATCAAATCTATGAAAGCAATTTGATCAGAACATTCCAAGCAAATGCTGTAAGAAAGGCAAGTAGACAATACTTAATTCGTAAAGGTAGTTTGGATGAAGAACAAATGGCACAACTTGCTTCAGGTATTGATGGTTTGTTTGTAGAAGTTGATGACGAAAACATCAACAACTGTGTAGTACCCTTACCACAAAACCAAACACCTCCTGAATTAGAATACTATTATCGTCAGGTCCAACAGGACAAGGACAAAGGAAACATCCTTGCTCCCTTTACAAGAGGAGAAGCTACAAGAAGTACAGCAACTGAAATTGCAGCTTTGGCGTCCTACTCTTCCAATGAGATTGGTAGATTGGCAAGAGAAAGAGATCAGATGATAGAACAATTAGCTACCACTTATATAAACATTCTTACCTTGTACCTACAAGAATCAGGTGAGAAGGACATTGTTTATATCGATGGACAACCTGAAGTAGTCATCCCTAAAGACTTACAAGAGAACTGGGTATGCTACGCACAAGATCAGGCAATGACACCAATCAGTGAGAGCGTTAGGAAGAGGGAATATATCCAATCGATACCTGTATTGCAACAACTTGGAGTGCCTCCTGATACGTTGCTTAAGGAGTTGGTGAGAGCATTGGGGCTACCTGAGGCATTCTTTGAAGAAGCGCAGAAAGCAAAAGAGGCAGCAACAAAAGCTGCAGCACAACAGGCGTCACAAGCTGTACCCCCAGATGCCGCTTCCCTCGCCCAAGAAAGTATCCCTATGGGACCAAACAACTTACAATCTATAATTAAATCCGTATAACACAAAGGAGTGAACTATGCCCGGTGAAGAAATGATGATGGCTGATCGCACAGCAGAAATGGAAGTGATGGATGAAGTATCTCCTGAACGTCTTATGGAACTAGCTGATCAAGCTGATGAAGCAACAATGGAATCCTTGCCAAGGATCGAAGGTGACTTTAGCTTAAACAGATTGAATGGAGTGGTGAATGCTTTGAACAGAGTCAATAAGATGTTCCAAGCACCTGAGTATCCACAATTTGAAAGTGCCACAGAGGTCTTACCACCTGAGTTTGTAAAGAACTTGATGATGGTAGAGGCTGCTGTAGAATCAAGTGGCATGGAAGAATATGAGTTCGAACTTGATGAAATTGAATCTGACGAAGACCTAAAGTTTATGCAGGGGAAGTTGGACGCAATGGCATCAGACAAATCTTTCAAAGCTTTCCTCAACAAGCCACTTGGCATGGGAGAGTTTCAAGAGCAAGCGGGTGTGCCACAAAAGCCTGTTGATTTAGGTGATGGTGCAATAAGCCCAGGACAACCAAAAGCCGAGGGAGGCGATGCCGAACTTGACTTATTCATGGCCCGAATGGCCTAAGGAGCAAAACAATAATGAGTGAAGACAATAACAACGCACCTGTAGATGTAGTAGAAAGTGCAGCGACTGTCGAATCAGAAGGAACACCTATAACCCAAAAGAAGTCATTCTTTCAAAAAGAAGACCGCATTGGTAAAGCTTTAGAACAAGCTCAAAAAGGTCCTGCCCCTTCTATTCCTAAAGAAGCTACAATCGAAACATTGTTAGAGGTAGATGCATTAGGTGAAGGTGGACATAAAGGACTTGACTTTAATAGAGTGGTTCAAGAACTTCCTGATGACGCCCAGAAACTTATGGCAAACTTGCGAGCTGATTACACTCGTAAGACACAAGCTTTAGCAGAAGAACGCAAGAAGATAGAATCTTTAAGGCAATCACTTGTGAATAACGAGTTCAATCAGAAGATTGATGAGGTTGCAAATGCAGAAACTGTACAACTTGATCCCTATGACGATAATTCTTTCAATGCAAGAATCGAGCAAGAAGTTGCAAGAAGACTACAAGAAATGATGAAACCGATTAGAATGGAACAAGAGCTCTCTACAAAGAGACAAGCATTAGAAAACTTTAAGCGAGAAAATCCTGATCTTATGGACTATCGTGAAGAGGTTGCCACAATGCTCCAAGGTAATGAAGCACTTTCACTACAAGATGCCTACTATATTGTGAAGGGACGTAAGACCCAAACAAGATTGCAGGAACTTGAGAATGAAAACAAGCTAAGAACCGAAAAAATGCGGGAAGCAGGACTAAAAATTAGTACAGGCACCCGCGGCTCTGACAAACCTCCCAAAGGTCTTAAAGGCTACGAAGTTTACAAGTGGCTAAAGGCTCGAGGAAAATAAAATGAAAATAATGTGCCCTCTTAATAATTACCAACGCATGCACAAAGAGACAAGCACAGGACCCAGTAATGGACAACCTAAATGCGAAACAATCTTAACAAAATATAAAACAGGAGGCCTATCATGGCTATCAGTAATGATGTACTAAGTTCGACCCTCCGTATCCTTCTTGATGAAGAAGTAGATCAGTTGTTCCAAGCAACTCCTCTCTTGTCAATGATGCGTGCAAAAGGTGGTATCGAAACTTATGATGGTGGACAAAAATTGGATGTTCCACTTATTCTTGAAGAGCATTCTTCAATCACTCAACTTGACTCTGGGTACGAACCCGTAAACCTTGCAGTCAAAGACTCTCTTAGAACAGCTTCTTTCAATTGGTGTGACTTTGTTGCTCCAATCGTATTGACTCGTTCTGAAGAACTTTCTAACAAAGGCGAAAGAGCCATCGTAGGTATTCTTGAAGCTCGCCTTAAGTCTGTAATGGGCGCACT